ATTATGCTATAGCCCAGCCTACCTACTCGGTTGTGCAAATGGATTACTATTAGCAATAGCATTAAAAAAACGACCATCTAAAACTTTTATGTGGAGAAAAAAGCATGGGAATGTATAAAGAAAACTGGTGACTAACCATAATGATTACAGTTGGAAGTAATTTTTATTTTAAAACTATTGACATATCCTGTGAATATGATAACTTAACGGTGGGCGAAGTCACGCCTATACAAAACGCCTAACATGGCAGCTTCAAAAATCCTCACACAAGACACAATAGCTTCAATCGTAGCCGATTGGAAAACGGGTAACTTTACTCAACGTGACCTTGCGTACAAATACAAATTAAGCGTAGGTGCTGTTAATAAGCACACTAAAGGCTTAGACAAAGAGCATGAACAACTTGTGAACAAACTTGTTGAGGCTAAACAAGAACTTAGCCAATTAGATGAACGCTCTGTTCACGCTGTCAATGAGATAGTCGAAGAACGTACAAAGCATATTCAATTCTTTACCAACGCAACTATTAACAACTTGCGAATGATGGAATCAAAAATCAACGAAGGTACATCCATCGTAGAACATAAGATTGCACAAGAAGCAATTGCCAAAGGTAGGGAAACGGTTCTAGGCAAGCAGCCTGAAACTCAAGTAAACATACAGAACAATGCGCCATCACAGCAAAGCATGATGAACTTGCAAGAGTACGCACAGATTAACGCTGAACTAAATGATTTGGTTTAATGCTAGAGCTTACCGAAAAACAACGTGCAGCATTATCTTTAAGGGCATCCACAGACTTTTACTACTTTTGTAGATGGATGTTTCTAAATAGGCGTGGCTATCAATGGCTGCGCTCACCTCACCACAAAATACTTTGCGATGCTTTAGAAAAAGTATTCTACGGGGAAACAAAACGATTAATCATTAATATTCCGCCTCGATACAGTAAGACCGAGATTGCGGTTATTAATTTTATGGCTTGGGCTTTGGGTAGAGTACCCGATGCTGAGTTCATTCATACTTCATACAGCGCAAGACTGGCAGCCAATAATGCCTGGCAAACTAGAGAGCTTGTGCAGCATCCAGCCTTCCTAGAATCATTTCCTAACTTTGGATTAAAAGATGATAGCAAAGCAAGGGACGAATGGCGTACAAAAGACGGTGGCATTGTTTACGCTGTCGGTGCAGGTGGTGCAATTACTGGTTACGGTGCTGGTAAGCATCGCACTGGTTTTGGTGGTGCCATTATTATTGATGACCCTCACAAAGCTGACGAAGCTCGTTCAGACGTTATGCGTCAGAATGTCATTGAGTGGTTTCAGAATACGTTAGAGAGTCGGAAAAACAGTCCTGAAACACCAATTATTCTTATCATGCAAAGGCTGCATGAAGATGACTTGTCAGGATGGCTGCTCAATGGTGGCAATGGTGAAGAATGGGAACATATCTGTTTACCTGTCATACAGGAAGATGGAACAGCTTTATGGGAAGCTAAACACCCAATAGAAGAATTAAGGCGAATGGAACAAGCATCGCCTTACAACTTTGCAGGTCAGTATATGCAAAGACCAGCACCAGCAGAAGGCGGTATATTCAAGCCTGACCAAATAGCGGTCATTGATGATTTACCTGCTGGCGAAATTAAATGGTGCAGAGGATGGGACTTGGCTTCAACAGTCGATGGTGACTGGACGGCTGGAGGCAAGATTGGCAGATTACCCGATGGTAGATTTGTCATTGCTGATATGGTTCGGCTGCGTGATGGTCCTGATAAGAGAGATGCTGCAATACGAAATACTGCATCTTTTGACGGAAGAAGCGTAAAGATTTCAATCCCACAAGACCCTGGTCAAGCTGGTAAAACTCAAGTTATTTATTTAACAAGAGAACTAGCTGGATACAATGTAAAAAGTTCACCTGAAAGTGGTGATAAGATTACTAGAGCTGAACCTTTGGGTTCACAAGTAAATATCGGTAATGTTATGATGCTCAGAGGCGAATGGAACGCTTCACTCATTAATGAGATGAGAATGTTTCCTAACGGCTCAAACGATGACCAAATTGATGCGTTATCGAGAGCGTTTAGCGAAGTGATGGTACCAAGACGAAGTTTCTTTGGATAGAGGATTATTAATGTCGATTTTAGATTGGTTTAGAGGCGAGAAAGAAGAAGTAGCGAAGGTGGAAGATGCGCCTAAATCTATCGCTCGTAAAAGTCTATTCGGCACTCACGCTGGCGACATTGAAAGCTCAACAAAGATTAAAGACTTTGTATTAGACAAATTCTCTGCATTAAAAGCACAGCAACCAGCCTTTGACCAAAAAGTAACTGGTATGGCAATGGATGATAGCTCAAACGGCTATCCATCATTCAAGATGTACGATGCAGGTAATAACTCTGTGTCTGACGCTGTAGTATATTGGTATGCTTCACAAGGTTTTATTGGCGCACAACTTTGCGGTATTTTGGCGCAAAACTGGTTAGTAAACAAAGCCTGTGCAATGCCTGGCGATGATGCAATCCGTAAAGGGTACAACGTAGTATCAATTGACGGTGAAGAATTAGACCCTGAAGCAGCAAAGATTATTAAGGCTTATGACCGTTCAATGCGCCTCACATGGAATATGCGTGAGTTTATCCGCAAAGGTCGTATCTTTGGTATTCGTGTTGCAATGTTTAAAGTTCAATCAACTGACCCTGAATACTATGAAAAGCCTTTTAATATTGATGGTGTCACTGCTAATAGTTATAAGGGGATTGTGCAAGTTGACCCATACTGGTGCGCCCCTATGTTGGATGGAGCTGCTGCTAGTCAGCCTGATACTTTACATTTTTACGAGCCAACTTGGTGGATAATCAACGGTAAGAAAGTTCATCGTTCACATTTAATCATATTCCGTCATGCGGAACCTGTGGACGTATTGAAGCCACAATACATTTATGGCGGTGTTCCACTCACTCAACAAATACGTATTGAAGCCACAATACATTTATGGCGGTGTTCCACTCACTCAACAAATTATGGAACGTGTTTACGCTGCCGAACGTGTAGCTAATGAAGCCCCACAATTAGCCATGTCTAAACGTACAACTGTTTGGTTGACCGACATGGAAGCTGCAATGTCTAATACCGAGCAGTCTATTGGTCGCTTAAACTATTGGGCGCAAATGCGTGATAACTATGGTATCAAGCTAGGTGATAAAGAAGGTGACGAGTTCCAACAATTTGATACATCACTAGCTGATTTTGACTCATTGATTATGACTCAATATCAATTGGTTGCTGCGATTGCTGGCGTACCTGCAACTAAGTTAATTGGTACAACGCCAAAAGGATTTAACTCTACTGGCGAATACGAAGAAGCCTCTTACCATGAGTTACTTGAATCTATCCAAACACATGACCTTACGCCACTTGCGGAACGTCATCACCAATTGGTTATTAAATCATTTGTAGAACCACAGCTAAAGAAGAAAGTTAATGTTGAAACGACATTGAACTGGCTTCCTCTTGATACTCCAACAGCTCAAGAGTTGGCTCAAACTAACTTGGCTAAAGCACAAGTTGGTGCTGCTCTTATTGAAGTGGGCGCAATCTCTAGTGAAGAAGAACGTCAACGTGTAGCTACAGACAAGACAAGTGGCTATGACACTATTGGCTTAGAAGAAAACGAAGCTCCTCAAGCTGAGGAACAAGCTGAGAAAGACTATTTAAGCCAACAAGATGCTATGGATGACAAATGGATTACAGTTCATCCGCATAAAGGCAAAGGCACTCCTGTTTTATTAGGTGAAAATGGCGAAGTTAAAGCTGGTATGGGTGGTAAATTTAACGGTTTGCACATGAAAGAAGTTGAAAAACAAACTTCTGAAAATGTTGGTCATGGCTCTTTAATTATTAAAGCAATGAGTTCTGCTAAAAAAGATTATAAAGCTGAGGAAAGTGAACGAGTAGAAAAACATAATGCTAAGTATAAAAGACCAGGCGATAAAGAAGTAGAAGTTCCATTTACTGAGCCTACAACAACGCATAAAACTAATAAAGCTGATATGTTTTCAAGTGAAGCCTCTACAGGTGAAACTACACATGAATTTAAGCCTAATGGTAATTATCACGATGAAACTCATCAAAAAAGTGCAGAGCACTATATAAATAATATACATCACGAATTAATATCAAAAGGTTATAAAGCAAAAGAACTAATTAATGGTCACGCTTATGAAAATAACAATCATCAAGTTCAAGTGACACATAATTTAAATGATATTGATGATTGTTATTTTCATA